GAAGGCAAGAATCCCAGTGGTGGTTTAAACGCCAAGGGCCGAGCCTCTGCCAAAAAACAAGGCATGAACCTGAAACCCCCTCAACCCGAGGGCGGCAGCAGGCGCGACTCTTTCTGTGCAAGGATGTCTGGCATGAAGAAAAAACTGACCAGCGCCAAGACTGCCAACGATCCAAACAGCCGCATTAATAAAAGCCTGAGAGCGTGGAACTGCTGACATGGACCTAACTCTATGGAACGCTGCTCTGTCCCTAATCTCGGCCTTAATTCTGTTCTGGGTCAAGACATCAACGGACGAGGTCAAGCGCATTCAAATTCTTCTTAACCGCACCCGGGAGGAGATTGCGAAAGAGTATGTCACCAAAGCAGAGGTGCATACCGACATCAATCGCGTCTTGGATCGACTGGATCGGCTTGAGAAGAAGATTGATGACTTCATGAAAGAGCAAAGAAGTGCCCTCGGTTAGTCCCGAACAAAAGCGTTTGATGGATGCAGCGGCCCATAACCCTGCATTTGCCAAGAAGGTCGGCGTTCCTGTAAAGGTCGCCAAAGAGTTTAGTCAGGCCGATAAAGGTCGTAAATTTGCTGGAGGTGGTGAAATGAAAGAGTCCAAGAAGATGATGGGTAAAGAGATCTCCTTTATGAAAAAGAAGGGCGCTCCCAAGTCCATGATCAAACATGAGATGGCCGAAGCCGGCATGAAGAGTGGCAGCAAGGCCAAGGGCTACGCTTCCGGTGGCCTCGCCGGTGGCCACAAGGCTGCTGACGGCATTGCCCGCAAAGGCAAGACCCGTGGTATGCAAGTCAAAATGATGGGCGGCGGTAAGTGCTAAGAGGTGCATCATGAAACGATCTCCCAAGATTTTTACTGAAGAGATGGGGCAGCCTCCTATGGACCCAGAAGGCGGTTCTGTCCGTCCTTCTAAGCCCGTTGTTCCGGACATGAGTCAATACAAGCCTCGTCGTCCCAAAACAAAGGCAGAGGACGCCATTTCTTCTGAGCAAAAGAAGCAAATGCTTCAAAGCATTCAGGATGAAAAGGATCGTCAGAGGATCAAAGGCATGGGGTTTGCCAGTGGCGGCAAAGTTAGCTCTGCGTCTAAACGGGCAGATGGTTGCGTACAACGTGGTAAAACCCGAGGCGTGATGGTGTAGCCATGATGGCAAGTCGCGGCATGGGGGCCATCAATTCCTCAAAAATGCCCAAAGGTGTCGTCAAAAAACGCCGAGACAACACCGACTTCACTGAGTACGCAGAGGGCGGAAAAGTAAAGTCTAAGGTAAACGAAGCTGGCGTTTACACAAAGCCCGGTATGCGTAAGTCTTTGTTTGAGTCAATCAAATCTCGTGAGACTCAAGGCACAGGCGCAGGCCAATGGAGCGCCCGTAAGGCACAGCTTCTGGCCAAGCAGTACAAAGCCCGTGGCGGCGGTTACAAGTGACGAGAGGTATTCAAAATGCCAAAAGGTATTCGTAAGCCAATGGAAGAGATGCTGCTCGGTACTGAGGGCGGCAAAGGCGGTGGTGGCGGTGGAGTTGGCGGCACAAAATGGAGCAGCCTGCCTTCTTTTCGGGGCAATGCAAGCACTATGGATGACTTGCGGAAACTCACCAAAGACACTTCGCATCTCAAAGGTGGCGCAAAAGCATCGGCAGACGAAGCCAAAACTAGAGCGGCAAAACGCACTGGTGTGCGGGCTGCTGGCGCTACCGCAGCGGCTGAAGGTGCCAGAACCGCTTTGAGCAGCAGCGAAGCAAAGAGCAAGCCGCAGCAGGATACGGAAGAAGAAAATTTCCAAGAAGTACAGCGCATCCTTCGCAAAGTTGACGAAGACATTGAAGCTGAGAAGTACGCAAAGCCTGACAAATACAAAAGCGGCGGCGCAGTTTCGGCATCTAGGCGCGGAGATGGTATTGCTCAACGAGGCAAAACACGCGGCAAAATGGCATGAAAGACCCGCAGCAGTCGCTCAAGGACTGGGGCGCTCAAAAATGGCGCACTAAGTCTGGTAAGCCGTCTTCTAAGACGGGTGAGCGATATTTGCCTGAAAATGCCATCAAAGCTTTGACTCCAGCAGAATACGCAGCAACAACTCGCGCAAAACGGGCTGGCAAAAAAGCAGGCAAACAGTTTGTTGCTCAACCAAAGAACATTGCCAAAAAAACAGCGGGGTACAGATAAATGGCAACCACTGGTTCAACGGCATTTGATCTTGAGTTTACGGAGCTTGCTGAAGAAGCTTGGGAGCGGGCTGGGCGCGAGATGCGTACAGGTTATGACCTGCGTACTGCTCGCCGGTCAATGAATCTGATGACCATCGAGTGGCAGAACCGTGGTATCAACATGTGGACAATTGAGCAGGGTTCCTTCAACCTGACTCAAGGTCTAAGCACATACGCTCTGCCATTGGATACCATCGATCTGATGGAGCATGTCATCCGAACCGGCGGGAACAATCAGAGCACACAGGCTGATTTAAACATCACTCGCATCAGCGTTTCGACCTACGCCACAATTCCAAACAAGCTGACGCAAGCCCGACCGATTCAGGTCTGGGTTCAACGCATGTCGGGAGAGTTGTCTCCAGCCAATGCCACGCTCGTAGGAACGATCAATTCCTCGACGACAACCATTGTGCTCAGTTCCGTCTCAAGCCTGCCTTCCAGCGGTTTTATTCGGATTGATGACGAAGACATCTATTATGGATACATCACCGGGACAACACTTGGCGGCGTATTCAGGGGGCAGAACGGAACCACTCCAGTCAGCCACACTAATGGCGCTGTGGTCTACAACCCCAATCTGCCATGCATCACTGTGTGGCCTGTACCGGATAGTGTGACCCCATACACATTCGCTTATTGGCGTATGCGAAGGATTCAGGACACTGGTGCCGGCATCCAGACAAGTGATATGAACTTCCGTTTCCTGCCTTGTGTTGTTGCAGGATTGGCGTACTACATTGCCATGAAGGTGCCGGAGCTTATGCCCCGGATGGACATGTTGAAACAGGTCTATGACGAGCAGTTCAACCTCGCGGCAGGTGAAGATCGAGAGAAGGCCGCAGTGCGTTTCGTCCCTCGTCAGACATTCATTGGCGGATCGAGTTCGTAATGGGCAATAGGTTTGCAGCCGGCAAGAAGGCGATTGCCATGTGCGATCGTTGCGGGCAACAGTTTAAATTGAAGACTCTGAAAGAAGAGGTCATCAAGACAAAACGGTACAACTTGCTTGTCTGTAATGAGTGCTGGGATCCGGATCACCCGCAGCTTCAGTTGGGGATGTATCCTGTAGATGACCCTCAAGCCCTGAGGAATCCGAGGACAGACACAACTTATCGTCAAGCAGGTTTAAACCCTGTCGGATTTCCGACAGATGGTTCAAGGGTCATTCAGTGGGGTTGGAATCCGGTTGGCGGAGCTAGTGCAGACGATGCAGGATTAACGCCAAATTATTTGGTATTGACCGTACAGGTCGGTACAGTGACAATTGCAACAACTTAAGGAGTTGATCATGGACGCAAAGAAAGCAGTTCACAAGCATGAATCGCACATGCACCCCGGCAAAACGCCAACTAAATTTGCCAAAGGCGGTAAAACCAATCTGCAAATGAAGCAGCTTGGTCGTAATCTTGCCAAGGTTGCAAACCAGCAAAAACCTGTTCGTAGTGTTCGTAAAGCGGGGATTTAATCATGGCTTTTACGATGAAAAAAATGGGCAAAGAAGTTGGTCCTGCCAGCGTCTACGCCATCCCCCACACAATGGATGGCAAAAAAGGTGTTGACCTGAAAAACAGCGGTTATCAGGGCGGCACAAAAAATACACCCAACGATGTCAAAATGTCTGTTGGTAATTTGACTCGGGACAAGTATCCCGAGCCAAAGACAAGCGGCATCAAAATTCGCGGCACCGGAGCGGCCACAAAAGGCGTGATGGCTCGTGGCCCTATGGCGTGAGGTTTAAATGAATTACTCTGAACTTGTCACCGCTGTTCAAGATTACTGTGAGAACACATTTCTCACGGTAGATATGAACGCGATGATTCGTATCGCAGAGCAAAACATTTACAACACAGCCCAGCTTGCCAGTCTTAGAAAGAATATGACCGGCAATCTTTCTGTTGGCAACCCGTATCTTTCTGCGCCAAATGATTTTTTGTCGGTATATTCATTGGCCGCAATTAAGCCCAACGGTGAATATTTGTATCTTCTAAATAAAGATGTAAACTTTATTAGAGAAGCATACCCAAACCCCGGAACCTCATCCGTCAGTTCAAGAGGGTTGCCAAAGCACTATGCAATTTTTGGCCCTACATACGGCAGCCTAAATGAGTTGTCGTTTATTTTGGGACCAACGCCAGATCAGGCATATGGCGTAGAACTGCATTTTTATTATTTGCCAGAATCAATTGTTCAGGCAGCCATTAATCAAGTAACAATTTCTTCTGGCGGATCTGGATACGCCAATGGGACATATTTTAATGTCCCACTAACTGGGGGCAGTGGTTCATCGGCAACGGCTAATATTATTGTTTCTGGCAACGCCGTCACATCAGTTACTATTTCAAAGAGTGGTTGTTTTTATGCTGTAAACAATTCACTTAGCGCAAACAATTCCAACTTGGGCAACTCGGGAAGCGGGTTTGTTCTTACAGTAAACAGTGTTTTCAATTCAACAGGAACCACTTGGCTTGGCGACAATTTTGAAACGGCATTGTTTAATGGCGTCATGGTTGAGGCCATTAGGTTTATGAAGGGTGATCCTGATCTTGTGCAACTCTATGATCAGCAGTACAAGCAATCCATCAGTCTTCTCAAGAATCTTGGCGACGGCAAGCAGCGCATGGATGCTTATCGTGATGGTCAAGTAAGAAATCCGGTGGTTTAAATGGCAATAGTCCAAACAGCCACAAACACGTTTAAAACGCAGTTGCTTAATGGTGGATTTAATTTCACCTCAGACACGTTTTACATTGCTTTGTATACTGCAAATGCAAATTTAAACGAAAACACAACTGCGTATACATCTGAAAATGAAGTTGTGGCATCCGGGTATGCTCCCCAGCCTTTGACAGTATCTATAACGCCCACATCCAGTAACGATGTGTCTTATATTTCATTTAACAATGTATCTTGGAACGCAGCCATCACGGCCCGTGGTGCTTTGATTTACAAAGCAGGCGATAACGGTGCTGTTTGTGTTTTAGATTTTGGATCTGACAAAACATCCACCTCCACATTTCAAGTGCAGTTTCCTGCTGCAAGCAGTAACTCCGCAATCATTCGCATCAATTAAGGAGCAATTATGTCCAAAGAATTTTCAAATTTTGGCGATCACGCAAAAGTTACCATGCAATCCAACGTCACGGGCAACGAGTCCGTTGGCATTGAAGGCCACTACCATGTGGTCTGCCGAGATGCTGACGGCAACATCAAATGGGAAGATGAGTTTCCCAATCTGGTCAACGAAGGCGGCAAGCAATTGATGCTTGATACGTTGCTTCGCACTTCTGGCACCTACACCACTGTTGGCCCGTTTCTGGGCCTGATTTCTGGTGCTAGCCCGACCTTTGCCGCCGCTGACACCATGACCTCTCATGGCGGATGGACTGAGTTCATCAACTACACCGTTGGTGGTTCTGCTGTTCGCGGCACGGCTGTATTTACTGCTTCTACATCGACTGGAACCACGCCGTCGAATGTGACTACTTGCGCTGCTGCGGCTATCACCTACACCATCACTGGTGCGGGCGGCACGGTGGGTGGCTGCTTCTTGGTGACCGGCGCTGGCGCTGTCAGTACTCAAAGCAGCACGGCAGGTACTCTGTATAGCGCAGGCGCATTTGCCACTGCCAAAGTAACCACCGCAGGCGACACTGTAAGCGTTACCTACAGCACCACTGCAACTTCTTAAAGGAGTCTTAAATGGCTCTGGTCCTTGCAAACCGTGTCCAAGAGACGGCCACGGCGAATACTACCGTAAGCTTCACTCTTACGGGTGCGGTGCCGGGGTTCCAATCGTTTGCCGTTATCGGCAATACAAACACAACCTACTACTCGGCCACTGACGCTTCTGGCAATTGGGAGGTGGGCGTTGGCACATACTCCACAACTGGGCCGACGCTGGACCGCACTACGGTTTACGCTTCCAGCAACTCTGGTAACGCGGTGACCTTCTCGGGCGCTGTAAACGTCTTTGTGACGTACCCGTCTGGCCGGTCAGTTAATTTAAATGAAACCGGCAATGTCTCTGCGCTGGGCACAGTATCCTCTGGCACGTGGCAGGGATCGACTGTCGGGGTAGCTTACGGCGGAACGGGCGTAACGGCTTCTTCCGGGGCCAACTCGGTTGTGCTGCGCGATGCCAATGAAAACATCACAGTAAACCGCCTCAATCAAGGTTTGCAAAACATTACCGCTTCTGGCGGCACAACGACGCTGACGGCGGCGTCAGACTTTAATCAGTTGTTGACGGGCACTGGAAACCACACATTCAGATTGCCTGATGCAACCACACTGACCGACACCACGGCGTTTCAGTTCAACAACGCCGCTACCGGAACGCTGACCATCCAGAACAATGCTGGCACAACTGTTGGCACTGTTACGACGGGCGGGGCGGCTAATGCAGTTCTCATATCAAATGCCACTGTTGGTGGCACATGGGAATTCCACGGCTACTTGCCTGAAGGTGTCACATGGGGCACCAATGCTCTTGATTTGGGCACAACCGTTATTTCAAACGGCACATGGCAAGGCGGCACAATTCAGTCTGGCTACGGTGGTACAGGCCTGACCACGTTTGCAGGCGCAAACAACGCCCTGTACTCTACAAGCGCATCTGCTCTTGTAGCTGGCACCCTGCCTGTTGCTGCGGGCGGCACCGGCAATACCACGGGGCAAGCTGCTTCCGTGGCCAACGCCGTCACGTTCAACGACGGCGGCTCTGGCGGCGCGTCAGGCTCGACCTTCAACGGTTCGGGTGCCCTGACTGTCAGCTACAACACCGTTGGAGCACCCAGCACTGGAGGTGCAAACGCCAGTGGCACTTGGGGCATCAGCATTTCGGGTAATGCTGCGACTGCAACCACTGCTACGACGGCCACCACCGCCACCAATCAAAGCGGTGGCACGGTAAGCGCGACGACGGGGTCTTTTACAAGCAACTTGACCTCTAATTTTGGGTACTCAAACCAAGACAACGCCCTGCGCATCTTTGCCCCGGGCGGCGCGTCTTATGCAACTACCGCCAGCACCGTTACGGGGGCCATTAAGGTAAGAATACCGGCAGCCGCAAGGGGCTCCAATACCATGATCTCATTTAAGGTCAAGGTATATCAGTACAGTGCCGGCTTGTCTGGTGAGTTTCAGATAAGCGGCTACAACTATAGCGACGTTGCGTTCACTTGGTATAACATAACTGCCACCAGTCTGTCGCAGTCACTCCCTGACCTTACTGTCCGGTTTGGCGATGATGGTACTTCTCAGTGTGTATACATTGGAGAACTTGCCTCGACATGGTCATATCCACAGGTAGTCGTCACCGACTTGATTGCGGGATATAGCGCCTATACCACAGCACTGTGGGCCTCGGGCTGGTCAGTTAGTTTCGAGTCATCGGCATTCGCTGGCGTTACAAACTCCACCGTCGCACAGAGAACAATTAACACTGCCAACTACACCAGCTACTCGCCCACCCTGACGGGCGGCGGTGCTTCGGGCACTTGGGGCATCAGCATTTCGGGTAATGCTGCGACTGCAACCACTGCAACCACTGCTACTACGGCCACCACTGCCGACGCTCTGAATGCTGGAAACAACTACACCGGCAACCAATTTACGGCCAGCGGTTCAAACGGGTATTTCTTTGCAAACAGAAGTGCAATAGCCAACCAAGCAGGTATTCAATTTCAAACTGCTGGGACTACTAACTGGTATAATTATTTAGACAATAGCACTAACACACTTGCTTGGTATCAAACGAATACCAACACGCAGGTGATGACGCTCACCCAAGCGGGCGTCCTTAACGTTGTTGGCACAGTTACAGGCATCAATTTTGCTGACGCCATTGGCACATACAACGTCAATCTCGGCTCTGGCGGCACTGAGGGACGCGGTGCAGTTGCGGGTTACAGTGGTGGTTCGTATGGCGGTATTGGCTACAATGTTCGGCACACTACGACCAGCGGCCAATACATTGCCCCATCTGGCGATACATCCAACTACCTGCTGTTCAATCAAGGATTTATCTTCCTTGGCGCAGGTTCAGGATCGGCAGGGCGCACACTTTCCTATACGACACTTGCAACCATTAACGCCTCCGGCAACTTCGGTCTGGGGGTGACGCCGAGTGCGTGGAGTAGTTCTGTTGCCACACAGGTTGGCTACGGTGCGGCACTCTCTAGCCGTTCTGCTGGCAATACCGCTAGCGACGTGACGCACGGTGCTTACTGGAACGGCACGAACTGGCTATACCAACATGGCAGTGTTGGGGCGGCGCGGTATCAAATGACCGGCGCAAATGGAGGTAGCACTCACGCATGGTTTGTTTCAGCAGGTGGCACAGCAAATACCGCCATCACCTTCACCGAACGAATGTACCTAGACTCTTCGGGTCTGGGGGTCTATGGCGCACAAGCCTCAAGTGCCGGTCGATTGAGTGTCTCCACCAGCGGTGGCTCAAGTGGAAATTCTGCTTACTTTACCCACTTCGACGGCTCACAAAACATATATCTGCAAGTTCAGCACAGTTCCGACGGTATAAAACTATTCAACTCTTCCGCCGGAAGTTCTTCCAACAATTTAATTTTTGGTAATGGCACAACGTCGGAGACAATGCGTATTAGCGGTCCCGGCAACCTGTCAATGGCTGCTTCTGGGGCAATCACAAGCTCTCGCATAAACCCTCGGGCGTCGTCGTCAGCATCCCCGGCTACTCTCACGCCAGACATCCAAGCTGCTGACCAATACGGCGTCACAGCCTTGGCCAACGCGCTTACGATCAATGCCCCCGCAGGAACTCCTGTGGATGGCAACAAGCTGCTGTTCAGGATTCTCGACAACGGTACTGCCCGAGCTATCACTTGGAATGCCACCTACACCGTGATTGGCACCACTTTGCCGACCACCACAACGGCAAACAAAACAACGTATGTTGGATGTGTGTACAACGCCAACAACACCCGTTGGGATGTGGTCGCCGTAACCACCCAAGCATAAGGGGTCAATATGGCGGATAGATACTGGGTGGGCGGTACAGCAGCATGGGACGCTACTGCGGGTACTAAATGGGCGCTGACTTCTGGTGGTGCTGGGGGGCAAGCCATTCCTACTCTTGCTGATGATGTATTTTTTGATGGCGCTTCTGGTGCTGTAACTTGTACCATAAGCTCTGGCCTGCCTAGTGGTGCTGCGGCCAAATCAATTACTTGCACTGGGTTTACTGGAACTTTGGCGGGTACTGCGATACTCGGCGTGGCTGGCTCTATTACGCTTGTAGCGGGTATGACTTTTTCGTACACGGGCATTCTCACAATTAGCGGTACTGCCACGGTAACAAGTGCTGGTAAAACGTTTGGCTCCATCTCAATTAACGGTACTGGAATTACTGTTACGCTTGCGGATGCAATGACGCTGGGTACAACAAGTACGTTGACACTAACTGCCGGTACGCTTGCTCTTGCAGGCTTCACTCTAAGCACTGGCACTTTTAGTTCCAGCAATTCAAACACCCGCGCAATTTCATTTAGTACAGGTAATATTGCAATTACCAACTCACTTGGTGTGGGTACAAACTTAAGCATGGCAACAGCCACGGGATTTACTTGGACTGGCACGGGTGGCTTTACAAGAAATAACACTAACAGCACCACGCTTAATTTTGGAAGCACCGCCGGTGGAACTGTTTCTAATGCCCCAAACTTAACAGTTACTGGCGGTCCAAGCTCATTGACAATTACAAGTGGAAGTTACTTTAAGAATGTAATTTTTACAGGCAGTACAAGTACGGTGACTGCCAGCGGCTTAAACATTGCTGGAAATTTAACCCTTGCCACTGGAGGAGCGTATACGGCTGTTTTTCCAACATTCCTTGCGTCAGCAACAGTTACAAGCAACGGTAAGACGCTTGGCAGTACAACGGTCAACGGCTCAGGTATTACCGTCACGCTTGCTGATGCAATGACGACTGGGACATCTAGCACATTTACCCTTACTCAAGGGACTCTTAATCTTGCAGGCTTTACTCTAAGCACTGGTATCTTTTCCTCCTCTGGAACATCCACCCGAGCAATTTCATTTGGCGCTGGCAACATTGCGCTCACCAGCACAACTGCCTCAACGACCGTGTTGAGCATGGCAATTTCTACCAACTTTACATTTACGGGTACAGGGGGTTTTACTCGCAATATGGCAGCTACAGCAACTGTGGCTTTTGGCACCCAGCCGGGCGGCACAGTATCAAACGCCCCTAACCTAACAGTCAATGCTGGCGCATCGGCGCTTACGATTACCAGCGGAAGTTTCTTTAAAGACTTGATCTTTACAGGCAGTACAAGTACGGTGACTGCCAGCAACGTAACAATAGGGGGTAATTTGACGCTTGCTTCTGGTGGAACGTATACAGCCGTTGTGCCAACATTCCGTGCGTCAGGAACAATTACAAGCGCAGGCAGAGCACTTGGTGCCACCACAATCAACGGCTCTGGTATCACGGTCACACTTGCTGATGCATTGCAGCTTGGTTCCAGTGGAACGGGCACTCTTACTCTGACAGAAGGAGCGTTTAACGCTGCCGGTTTCAATGTATCTATAGGAACTTTCAGTTCAAGCAATACCAATACTAGGACGCTTAGTATGGGGTCTGGAACTTGGACTATTTATACAACCGGCGTTCCCGGTGCTACGGTGTGGAACATAGCGACTTCCACCAATATGACATTAAACCCAAGCACCTCAACAATAAACCTCAACATATTTGGGTCGTCGTCGCCGTATGTGTTTAGTGGGGGCGGGCTGACATACTACAACCTTAGCCTTTCAAGGGCAGATGCTTTTTCAGGAAGCACGGCAAGAATTGTTGGCTCCAACACATTCAACAACATTACGAATACTTCTCAGCCTCTTACATTTCAACTCACGGCGGGTACAACTCAAACGGTGTCTAATTTTGGCCTGTCGGGCACCGCAGGCAACTTGGTCACAATCAATAGCACGACCGGGGGATCACAGGCAACATTATCAAAGGCTTCCGGCACAGTCAACGCGCAGTACCTGTCGATTCAGGATAGTATCGCAACGGGTGGGGCCACATGGAACTCTTTGCTCACAAGCGGAAATGTGAATAACGGCAACAACACCGGGTGGTTTTTCGGTGCTGTTGCAGCAACCGGCAATATGTTTTTGATGTTTAATTAACCACCATGTTTGGAATATCAAGCTTCGCCCAAACACCGTTTGCCTCCCTTGCGGGGACGGCAAGTGCGTTGTCTATTGTGGAGGGCATTCAGCTTGGTGACGCCAGCACACAAATATCAGCTTTCCTGATAAGCCAAACAGAGCCGTTCACAGTAGACGAGGTTGATGCAACGGCGGGTGATTTTTTTGGCAGCGTGATTGAAAACTTAAACGCCGCTGATGCGGCCACGGTGCTGGCTGCTTTCCTTGCATCAGCCACTGAAAACTCTTCCCTAGCCGACATCCCAATCATCGCGGCACAGTTTGCACAGTCCGTCGCTGAAAACAGTGCGCTGGCTGACGCCCAAGAAGTTTATTCAGAGTTCCTGCAAACCCGCACGGAAGGCTTCACGATAGACGATTCCAGCGCCCAGCAGTCAGCGTTTGTGCAGTCTATTACTGAAGACAGCCAAATGGCGGATGCGCCAACAATCTTGGCTCAGTTTGCCCAATCTATATCAGAGGACATGACGCTTGAAGACATTGAAGATATTGCAGCGCAGTTTGTTCAGGCAGTCACCGAAGGCACCACAGTAGCAGACTTGATCGAAATCATTCAGATGTTCTTTGAAACAGTCACAGAGAACCTGAACAGCGCCGATGCAAACACAGCCATACAAGGCTTCTTCTTTACCGTAGCTGAAAACCTGAATAGCGCAGATGCGGCAACAGTGCTGGCAGCGTTTCAAACAGCAATTACAGAAAATATAAACTTGGCAGATAACTTTGATGTTTCGGGTTGGATAAGAATTATTGACTCTCAGGCTGTTGTCTGGACTGATGTAAGCGTTGGTCAAAATCCGGGTTGGGCAGGTGTAAACGATGCTCAAACATCTAACTGGCAAAACATAAACAATTTACAATGAGTGTTGGGTCAGCCCAAGCACAGGAGATTTAAATGGCATCCACACCGCTTCTTGGACTATCACTGCCAGCAGACGGCACCACAAACTGGGGTGCATTGGTAAACACGAGCATCACGGCGCTGTTGGATTCGGCTATTGCTGGTACAACAATCTTGTCGTCTGATGCAGATGTAACGCTGACCACCACGGCCGAGGCATCAAACCAAGCAAGGCAGGTTGTACTGCTATGCACTGGATCTAGAGCAACAGTACGCAACATCATTGCACCAGCACAAAGCAAAACCTATGTTGTGATTAATAACACAGTAGGCGGCTTTGGAGTGACTATTCGTGGCGTTGGACCTACCACTGGCGTAACAGTTCCAAGCGGCAAGACTTTCATGGTTGCGTGGAATGGCAGCGACTTTGCATTGGTGAGTACAGAGATCGCCAAACGAGTTGTATCCACGGCATCGGCGACATCTGTTACGCCCAACTCCGATACCACAGATATCTTGATACAGGCAAACACAGAACCTATTGGAACGTTGACCATCAATGCTCCAACGGGTTCACCAGTCAATGGGCAAACATTCGTGTTTCGACTGAGCAGCACAGCCGTTCAGACGTTTGCTTGGAACGCAATCTATCAAGGATCCACTGATAGTCCATTGCCTTCTGCTTCATCTGGAGCAAGCAAGACAGACTACATGGGATTTATCTACAACACATCAAACAGCAAGTGGCAGATGCTGGCCAAGAACTTTGGCTTCTAATTGGAGGCACCGTGGCTACATACTATTGGGTTGGTGGAAACGGCACTTGGGATACCGTAAGCACAGCAAACTGGTCTTTGACATCAGGTGGTGCTGGAGGCGCAGGTGTTCCAACAACTGTTGATGATGTAGTGTTTGACGGCCTATCTGGCACCGCGCTCAATACGGTAACGATAGATGCTGCTGTCTGTGCAAATTTTCTTTCCACTGTTGTTGCAGCAATAAACTTTAATGGCGCAGGTAGTAGCCTAGAGGTTTACGGCTCTTTCATAATGCTGGCAACTCCGTCGTCTGGATCTTTTAATGTTGATTTTTTAAATGTTAGGGTATCTGTTGCCACAGGTACTGTTTTTGAAAGTGTATCAAGTTTTACTGGGGCGACGTTTCGCATCAGCAATAACATTGGCTCCCAAGCTACGGTTTCTTTAAATTCAAACATAACATGTAATCAATTTCAACTCACTGGAGCCAGTCTTGTTCCGTCTGGGACATACAGCATCAACTGCATAAACTGTGAGATAGGACCGTTTGGCCCAGCATACACAAAAATTCTCGGCAGTAATTTGTCCAATCTGACGATAAACATTACTCCAACAGTTGTTAGTACAATTTCTTTTAGTTGTCAGTGGGCAGGAGTAAATGACGAGCTTAGAAATGTTTTTGTGACAATAAACGGTGGTGTTTCTTCTGATATTGACACACTTGGTAATGCCGCTTATGCAACAAGTTTTAATTTAACACTAAATGGCACAACAATATCGCAGGCCAGTATACAAAGTGGGCTTAACAATTTAACTTTATTGAGTGGTGCAATAGTTAAATTTAACAACACAGTTGCTGTGTTTGGAAATGTTTCTATTAGTTCTACTTCGACACTGGATCAAGACAGTGTTTTCTATCCCGGCCCTTGGCGGTTTGAGGTGCGGAAAAAAACAGGCAGCCCGAACGTGGCCCGAACCATAACCAACTCGGGGTCTTGGTTCGGCATAGGTGTTCGAAACTTGTTGTCGGCGGGCACAGACACTCTGAGTATCAATGGGTCTTTCGGCTCCGCCCTAAAACCAATCGAAAGTTTTTTGCCCGGCGCATCGACTGTTGGCGCCGGCACCATCTATGCCGACACGGTGACGCTTGCCACGGGCGTTGTTTTGACAAACAACGTGTTCAATGTTCCGACTACGTTCACAATTGCCGTCGGTGCTATTGTTACGGGCAACTTCACAGTCAACAGCCCTTCTACGATTAACGCAAACGGCGGGACAATACCAATACTAAACATTGCGGAAACTACGGTTACCGTGGTTACAAACGTAACTGCTGGCACTATGTCTATCACTAGAACACTTGCCGGAACGCTTACGTTTCAAGTGCAAAACGGATCAACAGTGACGGTTTCTGGGTCTTGTACGATTGCAGGTACATCTCCCACAGCAAACGTGGTTTTGAAAGCGTACGATTTTTTTGTAACGCCAGTACCTTGGTACATCTCCAAAGCATCTGGTACTGTGAACGCACAATTTACAACTATTAGCTACTCGAACGCAATTGGTGGTGCTTCATTCCAAGCGTTGGAAATAAATGGCTGTGTAGACGGGGGCAACAACACAGGGTGGATATTTAAGGCAACAACTGGCAATTTCTTTTTGTTTTTGTAATGGAGTAGGTATGGACAAAACAGAAATCACACTACTTAAAGCGCAAGCCCAGATTGAGCTTGATAGGCTAGAGGCTCAAGCTTCGGCCCGTGATGTTGCGTCCAAGGCTATTGGAAAAGATGCGCTTTTTTGGATTTTTGCTTTGGTGTTGGTTGGTGTAGCATCATCTGCGTTCCTGCCAAACGAGGCTTTGCCTGCGGTCATTGGACTGGTTGCCACGGCTACGATGGCTTTGATCCAGATGGTGAACGGTATCGTGAATGAAGCAAAGAAAGAAGAAAAACCTGAAATCACAATTATTAAGAACTTAATTGAGCGGCTGTCTGAACGTGAACAGCCTATGTCTGTTGAGGTTGGCGCAGGAGGTCGTGTTACCGTTACAAAAGGTGCTGATCGCAGCGTTATTGATTCCGCCGTAGTTGGTGGCACTGATTAAGGAGTACACATGCTTTCTCTTATTTCCACCCTCGGCGGCTTGCTAATCAGCGGCCTGCCCAAACTGCTTGAGTTCTTCCAGAACAAGGCAGACCAGAAGCACGAGCTTGCACTGGCCCGGATGCAGAATGAGCGTGAGCTTGCTTTGGCCGCTCAGGGGTATGCCGCCCAGCAGAAGATCGAGGAAATCCGCACCGATCAGGTTGCAATGCAGACCGAGGCGCAGATGACCGAGGCTGCGCTCAAGCACGACGAGCAAGTGCTGGAGAAGGCCCACAAGTGGGTGGCATCCTACGTCGGCACTGTGCGCCCAACGGTGACCTACATCTTCGTGATCGAGCTTGTGCTGATCAACGCCTTCATGGCGATATACCTGTGGAACCACCCCAACTTGATCACCAGCATCGACGATGTGGTCAAGTACAGCAGCCTGATCTTCTCCAGCGATGAAATGGCAATGCTGGGCGGGATCATCGGCTTCTGGTTCGGATCTCGCCAGTGGAGCAAGAGGTGAAACTGAGCAAAGCAGGAATTGCTCTGATGCACAAGTACGAGGGGTACAGAAACCGCCCGTACCTGTGCCCAGCGCACATCTGGACAATTGGCTATGGCCATGTGCTGTACCAAGAGCAGATTCGCCTGCCGATGTTCCGGCCAGAAGGCAAGACCAAGGCCGACATCCCCATGATCCGCAGTGAGTACCCGCTCAAACCGGAGGACAATCGTGTCTGGAGCAAGCAGGAAACTGATGATCTCTTCGCGTCTGATGTCGCAAGTTTTGAACGTGGTGTTCTTCGACTTGTTCCCGGCAGTGTTGGCAGTCAAGGCCGCTTTGACGCTCTGGTCAGTATTTCCTTTAATTTTGGGCTAGGCAACCTCCAGCGCAGCACCATCCGCATCAAGGCCAATCGGCAAGAGTGGGAGGCTGCGGCAGATGCTTTCTTGCTTTGGAACAAGGGCGGGGGTAAAGTGCTGGCAGGGCTGGATCGACGGCGAAAAGACGAACGCGCCCTATTTCTATCGTAGGACGATCATGCCACTTAAAAAACTAACTCTGCGTCCCGGCGTCAATCGAGAGAACACTCGATACACCAGTGAGAATGGCTGGTACGAAGGGGACAAAATTCGATTTCGCCAAGGTACGCCAGAAAAAATTGGCGGTTGGAGTCGCCTGTCTTTAACATTTTTTAAAGGTGTGTGCCGTTCCCTTTGGGCATGGATCTATGGCGTTGCAACTTATATCGGTGTTGGTACTCACCTCAAATTTTATTTGGAGCTTGGTGGTGAATACAACGACATTACACCTATTAGATCTACACAAACTTTAACAAACCCGTTTACTTGGATATCAGCCACAACGTTTCAGGTAACGGATCTATCTGGTGGATACATTGTCAATGACTTTGTAACCTTTAGCGGAGCAACGGCTACTGGTGGAATTACTCTCAATGGAGAGTATCAAATAATTAATGTGACAACAACAAACTATGTTGTGTCTACCGCTCAACAAGTAACGTTGGCAACCAACTATTTAACGTTTACTGGTGTTTCTGCTTTGGCAAACGGGGTGGCAGTTACGCTTTCAACTTCAGGTTTAAACACTGCATTGCCGGGTGGGTTTAATGCATCAACAACCTATTATGTTGTAAACACAGCAGGAAACACATTTCAACTGGCGTTAGCTCCGGCCGGTACTCCAATAACGGCAACCTCTTTCCCAAGTGGCGTATTGATTGCAACGCCCCAATTTACTGGTCCGTTTGTTTCGGCTGGTGGTACGGTTACGGCCGTCTATCAAATCAACACAGGCTATGAGATTCAAATTCAAGCTAGTGGCTGGGGTGGCGGTGGCTGGGGACTTGGTGGTTGGGGCGTAGGTATCCCATCAGCAACAAACATTAGGCTATGGTCACAGTACAACTATGGCAATGACCTTGTCTTTGGTTATGTTGGTGGCCCAATATATTATTGGGATGCAGCGGCAGGAGTAAACGTAAGAGGTGTGTTGCTTAATTCGCAAGGCGGGACCATCACTGTATCTACAGTTGGCGCTCCAGCAACATTTACTTTGCAGAACACGTTTGTTAATGGCACAGGCATCAAGGTAAACGTAACTGTTGGCGGAACGTTGCCTACTGGGTTGTCGGCATCAACGCAATACTACATTCAGAACATAGCTGGCTTGTCATGCAACCTGTCTACTGATAGGGGCGGAGCATCGCTTGTTTCCGTGTCTACGACTGGGAGCGGGCTGTATATTTCTGAATTGACAGATGTACCAACAAATCAAAACTGGCTGCTAATCTCAGATGCTTTTAGATTTTTGTTTGCATTTGGATGCAATGACTACGATTCGGTCATTCAAAATCCAATGCTTATCAGGTGGACTGCTCAAGAAGATCTGTTGAACTGGTATCCAGCGGCTGTTAATCAAGCAGGCAGTTTGACACTGTCGCATGGTTCAAGGATTGTGACGGCCGTACAGGCTAGGCAGGAGATTCTTGTCTGGACAGATTCAAGTTTGTATTCACTTCAATATCTGCAGCCGCCAGTAGTGTGGGGATCCCAGCTGCTTGGTGACAACTTGTCTATTGTTAGCCCAAACTCAGCTACATATGCAAGCGGTGTGGCTTTCTGGATGGGTGTTGATAAGTTCTATGTCTACGATGGCCGGACTCAAACTCTGCCGTGTGATCTGCGGCAGTTTGTTTTTACGGACAGTGGCACAAAGCTGAACCAAGATCAGAAGCAGCAGGTAGTGTGCGGCACCAACGAAGGCTTCAACGAAGTTTGGTGGTTCTACCCATCAGAAGGATCGACAGTTGTAGACACATATATTGTTTATAACTATCTTGAGAAAATCTGGTACTACGGATTCTTGGGGCGTACAGCTTGGCTTGACACAGGTTTGTTGCCAAATCCATTGGCGGCAACGTATAACAACAACTTGGTCAATCACGAGGTTGGAGTAAACGACAACACACTTGGTGTGTCGCAGCCTATCGAATCTTACATTTCGTCAGCAGAGTTTGACATTGATGACGGATACAAGGTTGGTTTCATTTGGCGGTTATTGCCGGATGTTACTTTCCGTGGCTCGACTTCAAACAGTCCGTCTGTTACGATGACGCTCAAACCCATGCAGAATTCTGGATCTGGCTACAACGATCCTGAGTCTGTGGGTGGTGTAAGTAACGCGCCTGTTGTTAGAACGGCGGTGATTCCGATTGAGCAGTTTACCGGGCAGATCAACACAAGGGTCCGTGGTCGGCAGATTGTTATGGAAGTTCGTTCGACAGAACTTGATGTGCAATGGCAACTTGGATCGCCAAGGATTGACATTAGACCGGACGGGAGACGTTGATGTTTGTAACGTCTGATTATGAAATCACAAAGATTGCCGCACCAAGTTTGCCGTCTCCTCCACCGGCATACTCGCCACTTTATGGTGAACAGTTCAACAACATTCTGCGTCTGTACTTCAACAGAATCAACAGTATATTGGGGCAGCTTGTGACCAACGGCACCTTTGGAACAGAAAATGATCCGCTCTATGTGGCGATCAATGGCACAAACACCGATGCGTTTAATCGTCTGCGGGTAAGCAATCCCCTGACCCTGTTTGATTCTTCCCACCGTTACGCCGACAACAACCTGTGGGTCAACAGCATCACCGGGACCGCAGCAGCAACGTTTAACGCAAATGAAGGATTGGTAGATCTAACAGTTGGATCAGCCAATGGGGATCAGATCATCCGGGAAACCATCAAAGTCTTTTCGTACCAGCCGGGGAAGAGCTTGCTGGTGATGAACACGTTTATTTTCGGAACAGCCAAGGCCAATTTGCGCCAACGTGCTGGCTACTATGGCGAGGCCAACGGCATTTACTTTGAGCGTGAAGGCTCGATTAACTACATGGTCGAGCGTAGCAGCGTGACTGGCGCTCCAATCAACACCCGTGTAGCGCAAGCAAACTGGAACCAAGACAAGCTTGATGGCTCTGGTCCGTCTGGGCTTGTTCTTGATGCATCCAAAGCTCAAATCCTGTACATGGATATTGAGTGGCTGGGTCTTGGTACGGTGCGTACTGGGTTCATCATCAATGGTGCTTTTGTCCCATGCCACAACTTTGACCACGCCAATCTTATCAACACCACCTACATCACCACCGCCTCACTCCCGCTGCGGTATGAGATGACAAACTTGGGTGCTACCACAGGGGCAAGTACCCTTAAACAGGTGTGCTCAACGGTAATCTCTGAGGGTGGTTATGAATTGCGCGGCGCTCAGTTGTCCGCAGGGAACACAATCACAGCCCCCACAACTCTGACAACTGCCGGGACGTTCTACCCCATTGTGTCAATACGCCTAAAGACAACAAGGCTGGACGCAATCGTTATTTTGACGGCAATCTCCATCCTTGGCATTTCAAACAATGCAAACTACAAGTGGGAAGTTGTGGCGTCTGGCACTACAACCGGCGGCACTTGGGTAAGTGCTGGAACAAACTCGGCAGTGGAATACAACATTACTGGAACTGCATTCACTGTGGGCACCGGTCGTATTTTGGCGACGGGCTTTTTCCAAGGCTCCAACCAAGGGTCCAACAGCGTGGACATTCTCAAGGAAGCGCTGTTTGCCTCACAGCTTGAGCGCAACCCCTTTGTCCCAACCCCCTACGAGCTGACGCTGGCCTGCACTGCAGCGGCCAATGGGGATCAAGTGCTTGGGTCTGTGGATTGGGAAGAGATCAGCCGATGACTGCTCCTGCAACATCGCTTGTTAATTTTTACAAATGGCAATTAACTGGAGTGCCATTTAAATGAACCAAGACATTGTTTCTCAACTTCGAGATTTTGGGCTTGAGGAAGAGGTTGACTACAGCCTGCCCACGGCTCATTTTGACGCTGGCGGTGACGCTGGTGGTGATGGCGGCGGGATGGGTTTTGACTATGGTATTCCAGCATACGACCCAGAGGCCGAAGCTCGTGAGGTTGCAAGGTTAAAAAAAGAACACGAAGAGTTTCTTGCTTCTCCCGCCGGCAAAGTCTACAACCAAATTCTTTCTCAAGGAACCACTGGCAAATGGAGTGGTGAGGGCTTTGGTGGCGCAGAAGCAAACGCCAAAGAAATGGCCCGAATGCTGTCTAAAGCCGGCATTACAGACATTCGTGATTTTGGAAGAATTGAAAAGACTACCTACAGCCAAATGCCTGTTCAGGCAGAAATTGGTTATACAACAAATGGGATGGGAGAGACGGCGGAAGTTACAGCCGCTCCAACGGGAAGATATTACACACAAGACCCAGACTCAGGGGTAAGAACTTATGTTGACGCCTCACAAGTAAAAACATCAGAAAGATCTGAAGGCTCTGCATATAGTTATGATGACCCTATAAGAACTTATACAAGCTATTACACTGAAGTACCGCAAACAACAACTGTTTTTGGCAACAAGAAAACAGGACAAGAGGTAGACCCCAACTACAACCGAGCCGGCGGCGACGTTTTTGGCGGAACTTATATCGGCAAAGGCAGAACCAACTTTGGGGTTCATTTTGCCCCTGACGGTACGCCAGTTTTTTATACACAATACGGCGGCAGCACAAGTACATTTAAAGACATAGCGCCAATTGTTGGAATTGGCCTTGCTTTGTTTGCTCCCGGAATTGGCGGAGCAATTGGCTCTGCTTTGACAGGCACGGCAGCAACATCAATCGCATCCCAAGTTATCGGCAGTGCAATTGTGCAGGGCGCAATGACAGAAATGTCAGGTGGAGACTTCATTGATGGCGCAATCAGGGGCGCTGTAACTGCTGGTGCTGCACCGATCGTCTCTCAAACAATTGGTTCTTCTGTTGCAAGCGCGATGGGAGATTCTGTATTTAAAAATCTTGTAACCAACAGCGTCACCTCTGCTGCCACAAATGCTGTGGTTGCAGGATTTACTGGCGGCGACATATCCGACGCCGCACTGTCAGGCGCGTTAAGTGGTGCGGCTGGCTCCATTGGCCAAGAGCTTGGAGTTTCCACAGAGTACGGCACAGATCCTTTTACCAAACAAAACCAAATGCTCATGTCCCAAGAGCGGGGCATGGGTCTGTCTGGAGACATTGGAAGGATTGCAGGAAGAACCGGCGCAAGTATTTTGATGGGAGCAGACCCGACGCAGGCGATCCTGTCTGGTTTAATAAGAGCTTCTGAGGTAGATGATCTAAGCCGGCCGGACACACCAGAACAAGAACAAGTAAGATCTGAAGAAACTTTTACCTTTTCTTACCCTGATTTTTCCCATTTTGGTTTTAATAACATTAATCTTGATGACGCGGGACTAATGGGGCCGTTTGGTCCTTTTGAAAATCAAGCGCCGTTGTTGCTGGCACAAGAGACTCCTTCTTTCGAGTCAATTTTCAATTACCCGTCGACCCAAACAGCAGGACTTTCTGACGGCTCAAATGCATCAGATCTTGAGATCATTGACTCTCTGACAAAAGAGAAGCCAACAGAAATCGGTACAAATGTAATCACTGCCCCAGACGGCAGCCAATTGGTATATGACCAAGACAACAATCTGATTGATGTAATTGCGCCATCAGATGAAACTAGTGAGTTAGATGTTGATAAATCACTGACATCAGATGTCACAGCAGCAGATTTGAATTTTCCGTCTCAATTGGAACAAAAAGAAGATGGAACGTATCAATTAACAAATGACGACGGCAGCACAATCACAATTGATAATGCCGGTAATATTGTTAATGTTACACCAGAAGACATTGTTACCACGCCATCTGTTGTTGATACTACTGATAATAAACCTGCAGCGGATACTGTAACTGGCGGTACAGTTGTTGATACTGTTACAGGCGGTCAAGTAAATGATGCCGTAACAGAACAAGATTTCAATGTTGTAACTGCACCAGATGGCAGTCAATTAGTCTTTGACCAAGACAACAATCTTGTAGACATTATTGAGCCAGAGCAAGCGCCTGCCACGGAAGCTGATACGGACCTTACATCAACTCCCGGCCAAGACTTCAACATCATTACGGCAGATGACGGAAGCCAACTTATTCTTGATCAAAACAACAATATTGTTAACGTCATAGATGCCAATGATTCTGTGGCAAAAGATACAGAAATTTCAGAAATTGACTACGGTGCCGGCACAGAAAAACCAACAGATTTCCAAGGCCCAATGGGGCCGATGACAGAAGATCAGGTCAAAAGATACAACGATGAATTTGCAAAATACTTGGATTTTTTGCAGGCCGGAGAGCCTCCCCCTCCAGATTACGGTGTGCAAGATCTTGGCATCACCGATGAGAACTGGAATTCGTTTAACCAAAACCTTCTTCAGATGCAGGAAGAAGGCAGACTACCAACGCAGTGGGCACCAAACGAAGACGGCACCTTCACGTTTACATCTGACGATGGAAGCTCAATAACCATCAACGATTCTGGAGAGATCACGCATTACACAGATGCGCCGGAAGGTAATCTGTTGACCGATATCGTCACCACCCCTCCGGCCACATCTACCAGTGGAGGTGGTGGAGGTGGCGGCGGTACTAGCACCAAACAGGGATCAGGTTTAAACTTTGGATCTCTTTTCTCAGCTTTGGGCGGACTTGGTGCGCTTGGCGGAGCCGGTGGAGTTGGAAGCCGGGTTGTCTCCAAACCAGCCTATGCAACAGATATTCCAGAATTC